AAGGCTGAGGCCCGTTCATTAATCGAAGCTGATAGATTAGCTAATGCTCCTGTCCTTCCTACGGAAAAGACTAATCCAGAACGTGCTGCCGAAATGATGGCAAAACAATTACAAGAAAGAAAAGCAGAAGCAGCATACGATCTTAAACAAGAAAAATTTCCTTCAGCAGCACTTCAAGATATAGCAAGAAAAACAAAGCAAGCTGAAGAAGCACAACAATATAGAGGAATGTCTAGTACTGATATATCCGATGCTGACGAATTATTAGAAAGATTGTTGAATATAAGAAGTGTTGGAGGAGAGCAATTAGATTTACCATTACGCCAACCTTGGGAAACTGCCGATGATGCCCCCAAAAAATTAACTCGTACACAAGAAGCAGAAAAAAGATTCGAAAGGCAGCAAGAATTAGATAGCTCAGTAGATGCTAGAGGAAATCCAGTAGAGAATCCTGCATATGGAGGCATGACAGGAAAAGCTCCATCATCTATTGAAAAAGAATTTAATCAGTTAATGAATGAACGGACCCTTACTTCAGAAGATACATTACAAAGGCCATTGACTAGAACAAAATCTGAAAAAGGAAGTAAGTCTATTTGGGATGAAGAGAAAGATGAGTGGAGACAGCCAACTAAAAAAGAACTAGATGAAATGGAGAGCAAGCTCGACCCATTTGATAAAGGAATTAAGAGAGCCGAATCTGTCCCTGACCGTCCAATAGAAGAAGAATTCACAGAACTAAATAGGCCAGCAGTATTTAGAGATCAAGCTGAACAAGAACAAATTGTAAGGCAATTTGGAGGACCAAGAGCAGTATTTGAAGATCCAATTGATGAAATTAGATTAAATGATTTAATGAGGAGACAAGAATATTTAGATAGACAGGCTGGAATCCCTGTAGAAACTCCAACAAAAGGTACTCCTGTCCCTCAAAGTGATAAGATTGATTACAATCCTAGAACAGGACGTATTAGAGGAACTCCAAGACCAGCACGTAAATATCATGCTGAATTAGATACTCCTTCTGTTTTTCGGGCGGTTGGAACTGGAGGTAGAGGAGGAGCGTTACCAACCAGAGCAACAACTAGAACTGGTGATCTGGAGTCACAAGGAGTTGGAGCATCTAGGGCTGGTAGTGATCCAATACAACAACAACATATTTCTGCTCAAGAATTGACAATGGACTCTCCTCAAGCACAAGGACAAATGCTTGATTTGTTTGGTGAAAAGCAAGATGAGTTACTAAACAGAATGAGAGAATTAATAAGGCAACTTCCCGAAGAAGAGAGTGGTTTTAGTACCATCAAAAAGAGACTACCTCGGGGTGAAGGAGTCATGTCAGGCCCAAAAAAGATCTGGGATCCAAATCGAGTAAAAAGATTAATCAACATCGTAGCTAGATCCAAAAGTGTTGATGAGTTAGCTGGACAACTTCATGGAAGAAAAGCCAAAGGAGCTAAGATTCGTGACCTAGTAGATGAAACAGGATTTACTCCAGTAAGTATTGATAATTTAAGGGCAACCTTATTACAAGCTCCTCCAAGCCCAGAAAGAGAAGCAGCATTAAAAAATCTTAATGCTTGGTCTAAAGAAATAAGTGATCTGTCTAAAGGAAGGTTCAAAAAACAACTTCCAGCAAAAGGCATTAAAAGTAAAGAGGAATTAGGTGATCCAAGGCCAGATCTACTTGAAGAATGGGATAGACTTACTGCTCCGATTAATCCTCAAGATAAGGCCGAGGCATACGTAGAATCTCTAAGAAAATTATATAGAACTGCTAGAGGTGACTTCCCTCCAAAAAATCCTGAAGATATTAAACGACGTAATACAGATCAAAGTAAACTGTTAAAGGGCATAGAGGCTGCTGGAAAAAGAGTCGCACCACCAATGGACCAATCTATGATAGATATGTTAAGAGAATTATTAGGACAATAACATGGCTGATGAAGATCAAATCCCGACTGATGTAGAAAATAATATCGACCAATCACTCGATAAAAAGCCTACTCGTCGTAAGCGTCAACCTACTTATCAAGTAGTAGGTGATAGCAAGATTCCTGTATCTAAAGCTAATGGTAAGTTGTGGAAATCACGACTCGCTCAATGGCGAAAAATATCTGGTGAAGTAGCTGATACTTGGGAAGAAGCCATTAGATATTTCGATAATGATCAGGGCAAGCATCGACTTCCAACTGAACACGCAGCCGGAAATCTTATTGGAAATCAAAGACTTAACAACAATATAACTGAAACAGAGAATGTAGTATTCAGTAACATTACTACTATGGTTCCAGCTTTGTATGCTAGGAATCCAAATGCAGAATTTACGAGTGCTACAGAATCCAACAAAAGATTCGCAACTATACTTGAACGATTAGTTAATGTAATCGGAACACGAAGAGCGACTCCGGGAATTAATCTAAAGCCAAAAGCAAAGCGTTGTGTAGTTACAACTCTACTAACCAACCGTTCATGGCTTGAATTGAATTGGGTACATAAACAAGACAGTAGTGATCAAGCACTACAGGACTTAGAACAATTAGCAAAAGATTTGCAAAAAGCTAAGAAGCCTCAACAGATTACAGAGATTGAAGGAAAGATTGATGCTTTAGAGAAAGGCATCGACATTCTTCAACCAGCAGGGCCAACTGTTAAAGTCCGTTCACCATTCGATGTAGCAGTAGATCCTAATAGTAAAGAGTTAGATATATCTGATGCTAATTGGATAATGGTACGTGATTACTTACCAACTACTTTCATTCTAGCTAGATATGCTGAGAAGAAGAAAGGTAGTGATGAGTATAAGTCTATCTATAAGCCTACACATATTATGAAGGCTAAGATAAACGAAGATGACGAAGCACATGATGATGATGTGTTCTCAGTCTACGAGCCTAAAGAGAAGATGACTAACTTTGGATTCGATGATGAAGAGACATTTGAACGTGCAAAGATGACTGAAGTATGGATGGTATGGGATAAAATCACTCGTCGCGTACTTATGTATAATAGTAAAGATTGGACTTGGCCCATTTGGGTTTGGGATGATCCACTACAACTAGATACATTCTATCCGTTATATCCACTTTGTTTCTATGATGGGCCGCGTGGACCACTGACTAAAGGTGAAGTTACTTATTACTTGGATCAACAAGATGCTATTAATGAAATAACTGATGAAGAACGTAGAGCAAGAAGGTGGGCTAGACGTAATATATTCTACAATAAGAATCTTGTAGAAAGAGAAGATGCAGAAGCCGTACTTAACGGTGATGATGGAACAGCTAGAGGAATTAATATTCCTGAAGGGATGAAGATAACTGATGTCATTGGGTCTGTTGTACCGCCATCTATGCAGTTCGAAAGATTATTCGATAAAGAAGGGAAGTATAGAGCGATTGATCGCATATCTAGTGTCGGGGAGGTACTACGTGGAGCGCAATTCAAAACCAATACAACTAACGATGCAGTTCAAGCCAACGTATCGGCGAGTAATATGCGAGTGGACGAAAAGTCTGACCAGATCGAAGATTGGATTGGTGCGATCTATTGGGGAGTGGCTCAACTGTGTCTTCAGTTCATGGATGTCGAAACCGTTGTTAGTCTCATTGGAGAAGAAGCCAGAGAAGTTTGGCAGAATATGTCTGCCCAAGAAATCAGAGATAACTTCTCAATTCAAGTTATTGGTGGAAGTACTAAGAAGCCAACTTCACAAGCTAAGAAAGAAGAGGCTTTGGAACTTGGGCAAGTTCTCGGACAGTTTGTTAATGCGGCTCCCGGCCCGGTCCTTAAAATCATGCTTGAAGTTATGCAAGAGGCTTTTGACGAAGTTACAATCCGTGAAGAGGATTGGACGACGATATTACAGGCTGTAGAACAACAAGCAGGAGCGCAACAACAAGGTCCACCGCAACAAGGACAACAACCACAACAACCACAACAAGGAGGAGCAGAACAAATTCCTCCTGATCAGTTACAACAAATATTACAGCAATTACCAACGGAGGTTAAAGCTCAAGTAGCACAAGCTATTGATAGTGGAATGCCTCCACAACAAGCGTTGCAAGCTGCAATGGCGCAGATGCAACAACAACAACCGCCAATGCAATAAGGGGATGACTTATTATGGCTGAACAAGAACTAAGTACCGATGAAGCTATCCTTGAATCAATGGGAGAAGGAGCTTCGTTAGATGAACCGACTACTGAAGAGACGACAGAAGTTAATACTTCGGAGACGCAAGAGGCTGGTCCAGAAACACAACAAGCCGATAGTGGACAAAGTAGTGACGATGGCACTGGAACAGAGCCTCAACAACAACAAAATCGTGGTCCCCAAGACCTAGTTGATAGAGAAGGAAATGTAGTAGCTAAAGGTGGAAAAGAACGCCGCTTTTACGAACAGTTACAGGTCCAGAAGCAACAAAACGGCACATTAAATCAGCAAGTCCAGCAATTACAATCACAGTTGGAAGCTATTAATAATGCTGGTACTTTGGGAACACAATACGAACTAACCCCAGAAGAACTTACAACTGGCGCACAATTAGTTAAGTCTTTCAAAGATGATCCTGTTAATACTGTCAAATACTTATTGACACAAGCTCAAGCAGCAGGACATAATATTGAAGATATCGGTGCTGGTGGCGCAGATATGTCTGCTATAAAGCAGATGATAACTGAAGCTATTTCCCCATTAGCAGCGGAACAACAACAAAGAGTAGAGTCTGAACAAAATAGACAGGAAGCACTAAAAGTTTATCAAGACTTTATGGCAAAATTTCCTGACTCTAATATACATGAAGACTCATTGGCCCGGCTTCTAGAATCTGACAAATCTTTAACACCAGAAGCTGCGTATTTTAAGTTAAAGAGTTTCTATCTGGAGAAGGGGCTAGATTGGAACACTCCTCTGGACGTTCATGCTCAACAGCAGCAACAACCAACTCCAGAAGTTAATACGCAACAAACGCTTCCTTCTGGTGGAAATATTCCAGCCCAGAATGTTACAGACACAGCAGATATTGCTGATGTTGGAACTTCATATGATGACATAATTCGTCAGAGTATGAGAGATGCAAACATTCAGATCTAGGAGAAAAAGATGGCAAGTACTCCAATTGCAACTGTCTTGAACTCCACGCTGACTCGTTCTCGTAAGAAGCTCATCATGGCTTCTATTAAGTCTAATGCTCTTATGGCTTTGG